TTATTAAGTCTTGGAATCCTATTTCGTCTAATGCAGGTTTATGCAAATCATCCATAGTTATCAAATTATTATCCCATTGATTTCCTTGACTGTAGTCAATGTTTGGAGTTAAACTAATTATTCCGATCAAGTAGCTTGGTTCATCTATTTTTGCGATAATTTTACCACCTTTACTTTTGTTAGATAATTTTCCCCTACCTGCTAATGTTCCTAAAGGTTGGTCCTTTGTTCCGCTACTGTTTACTACTTCTTGAAAACTTAATGTTTTCATTAATCCTCCCACATACATTGGATTTTCTGCTGTTCTTGTTCTTTCGTGTGTATAAGTTGCATCTAGCCAGTCATCATATGTTCCTCCACTTATAGCAATTCTATTTAGCATGTCATATATTTTTTTGCTTAAGTTCAATTCGTCTATAGTGAATTGTCCGCCACTTACTACAACTGCGCTTACTTCACTAATGCCATCTACTCCATCTATCCACTCTGTATCTATCCAATTATTAAATAAATCACTATTGTAAGTTTTTACTCCTAGTCCCTCTTGTGTGAATTGTTTACTATATCTTGCACCATCTTTTTTTAATGGCCATCCATATGGAGATATACTTCCTACTTTAACTTTATACGCCGTTGTCGGAGGGTGTCTCAATATATCCATTCTCATATCGTCAATATTTGATAGTAAGAAAGTTTCTAATCTAGGCACTAAATCCATATCTGGCATTAATGGCGTTGGATATGCCAAACCAATACTTATAATTTGTCCCCATATTAAGTCTGTCGGGTCGCTCATATATATTGTTTGTGCCAACTCATCCACTACTATATTTTTGAACATTTTATATGCTGGGTACTCATTTATTGGTCCAGTTATACCCATATTTTGTATTACAAATTTTACTCCATTTTGAGCATCATAATTACTTACTAATCCAGTTGTATTAATTACTACATAATCCTCTTTCCTAAACTCTTGATATCCATAATATGTTGGTGTACTAACGTCAATTGTTAAGTTTCCTGTAATTGCATCTACCCATGTTGCACCAGTAAATACTGGTTCACTTTGTGTTACATCATTATGTATCACTACTCCTAATTCTTCTTGTTTATTTGCATAATAGTTTTTGTATATATCCCAGTATGCTAAGTATGGTACTGCATTGAATTCTCTTTCTACTGTAGTTGTTACCTGATTATCTCTATATCCCAGTCCTCTTATTCCCAGATAACTAAATAAAGCACTTGGGTTTATTTGTTGATTATCTACAACTTCACCTAGTTTAATTCCCCCAGCTTCCATTTCTATTTGTGGCAGTCTTACTTCTCCCATATTTCTACCTATATTCAAAGCATTCATATGCAATTGTGCTTGGTATAGTCTTAATGGTACTTGAAATACGTCTAATTGTACTTTATACGTTCCGAATAACGGTCCTATTGTTGGATGTGTTAGCACATCACAATTTAGGTCTATATCGAACGTGTCTCCTGGCAGTGCTAATTGGCTCATAAACGGTACCAAAGTACCGCTTGCCATTGTGCTTCTCCATACATATGATAAATCGTGCGTGCTACGCTCGTAATTTCTCATACTTACTTTATTTTTTTTACCGCTTCCTAAGCGGTCTCCTCCTAGTGTTACTTGTGTCATATACTTACGTTTATTTTGTTTTTAATTTCTTTTACTTCTTCTATTACTTGTTTCAATTCTTCGTTTTCTTTCATCATTACTTGCATTACTGCCATAATTCGCATCCAGTCATGTTCTTCACTTGCTTTTATACATTCTTCCAGAGTTTCTAATTCTTCTGTCATTCTGTATTTTCCTAATGTTAACATCCATTTTTCTTCCATTCTTACTGCTGTGAATGGTGTACCAGTTATGTTTTTAAATTCTACTAACTGTTCGTTATTTGTTTCTTCGTTTTCTTTTTTCATAATTCAAGTTTTATTTGTTTTATTTTATTTGTTACTAACCACGTTATATTTATGACTCCAGTCATAGTGTTTACGTATTCACTTTTTCTTTCTTTACCTAATATTTTGTAGTTTTCTAGTATCCATTCTTTACATCCGTATATTTCTTCTCCAGTGTTAATATTTACTACTGTCAATTTACTACTCCATTTCATTTTTTTTCTTGATTATTTTTCCCTACTATTATTTCTGTGTGCTTCGTTATTTTGCAACTTGTTGTTGCCACGATAGCTACTATTATTGTTATTATTAATATTGCTTTTACTATTATTACCTCCTTTCTTATTTTATTGTTTTTTTCTTGTTGTTTGTATAGTCTGTGTTGCCAATTTTCTTCTTTTTTCATCTGTCAAATATTATATTATATTTTATATTATTTTATGATTTTTATCATCTATTAGAAAAAGTAAGTGTACTCACGCTTTTTATAATAGATCAGCTTCTTCATTTATTCTTTTTTGTTGCATCATTTCTCTTCTGTTTTCTTCATATTCTATTCTTTCCCAGTCTTTTGCGTCGCTTCCATATCCTAGTCTGTTATTTTTGGCTCTTGCTTCTTCCAGTACTTGATAGTATATTTCTCCGTCATCATCTATTTTTATTTTTTTCCCTAGTACCCATCTTTCTTTTTTATCTAGTTTTTCTATCCACAATTTTTCCCTCTCTTCTTCACTATATATTTTATTTCGATAGTATATCGGCAAGCTTAGCTTATGTCCGCTTTTTGTTTTATATGTTTCTATCGTTTCATTTTTTTTATATTTATTTCTTTTTGCATCCATTCTATTTTCATATCCACTTCCTATTCCCGCACTTGTTAGTATTTTACTTTTATACTCTTTGTGCTTTTCATCTGTTTTCATTATATATTTTATTATATAGTTTACTGTTTCTACATTTACCCATTCTCCTATATATACATATCCATATTTCCATATTTTCTCTATTTCTTCTTTTTTATCTGTCCATATTATTCCGTGCATATGTATATTTTCCGTTCCATTGTGTCCCAATTCTGTTACTAGCCAGTGTCTTACGCTTTTTTTATATTTTTTCCTCCATCTTTCCAAAAATCTTCTTACTCCTACTGTTGCTATTTCATTATCTAGTTCATATCCTTTTATATTTATTGATTCTTTTTTGATTACCCCTATTAATTCTTTTACGCTTTCATTGCTAAATGTTAGCGTCACGAATTCTCCTTTTGTTCCTTTTCTTATTTCTTCTTGTAGTCTTACTTGCCATTCTCTCGCTTTTTGTTTTCTGCATTCTATACATTTGGTGCATCCTACTGGTACATACAATACTCTCATATCTAAAATGGCGGGTATATTCCCGCCATTTTTTTTTGTTTTTTCGTACTTCTTATTTTTGATTAATTTTGGATATAAGCACATTATCTAATCTTTATAGGGTTTATCAGCGTTCCTAATGCTTCACTTGCTATTTTGATATATCTTGCATTTTGCGCTGTATCTCCATAGTCCCATTTTACTCCTTCTTTTATTGCTATTATTTTAGCCGCTTGTTCTATTGTAGCTTGTCTCATTTGTTCTATTTGCTCGTTCACTGTATTTTCTGCTATTTTGCTTTTCACTGCATTTTGTTTCAACTGTTCTACTGCATTATTATACTCTATTTCTATTTTATTCAGTATTGTTCCCTCGCTCATGTTAGCTATATTTGCTTCTACTTGTTTTATCTGTTTATCATAGTTTAGTATTATACCTTTTTCTACTTCGTTGCTTGTTTCTTGAACTAACTTTCCTATTCTTGTTGTTGTTTCTTGCGTGTCTACTGTTCTTGTTTTTTCAGCATCTGCTCTTGCTTTTTCTGCTTGTGCTTTTGCCAAGTCTATTTGAGCCATTGCGTTTGCCATTTGCAACCCCAATTCCATTCCCATTCCTTTGGGTACCTCTGCTTTTTGGCTTCCTACATTACCTGCGGGTGCGCTTGCCGTTACTCCACCTTGTCCGCTTCCTTTGTATAAAAGTCCTACATTTAGTCCTGCTTTTTCCATTTGTTTTCTTTGCGCATCTAGGTTTGTTTTGTCCCACATTTCTAACGCTAAGTTTTTTTGTACATTTGCGTTATAATCACTCATTTCTTTACTTCCTTTCATTTCTAATCCTTGAAATTTTTCTGCTTGTTCGTATTGTTCTCTTTGTCTCCAGTCATTCATCCCTACTTCTATTGCTAATCCAGCTAGACTTCCTGCTACTGGTGCTACCATACTTCCTATTTCCATAATTTTTCGCGCTTTTTTTTAAAAGCGATACACATATAGTTCATAGTATATGATACATGCGTACCGCTTGGTTTTTAAATTATTTTAAATTGCTTCCGTGCCTTGTGTCGACTGGGCTTCGCCCTCTTCTTTACCTCCTTTAATTATTTCTAATTTAGGTTTGCTTTTTTCTTCTCTTCTAGCCTTATAGCTTTTTGCGATTTTGTCGCTTGCTTCTACTGCTATTTCGAATCTGTCAGTACGAATATTTGTACTTGCTTTTATTCCTTCTTTTCTTTCCGTATAAATTATCGGTGCATCACCTTTTATACGTTCTTTATTATTTACAATTAGCTCAATTTTTTGCTCTATTGTTTTTCCTTCTGTGCTTTGGTTTATATATAAACCTCCTGCATTCATTTTTGGTATTTCGTACATATTTTTATTTATTATTTTTATTAAAAAAATTATCCTCCACCTACCTCCCATTCAAGGGCTATTTTTTTTTATAAATTAGGAATAACTTTAGCGCTCATCTTACGTCTAGCTTCTATATTTAATCCTATTTGTACCCAGAAATTTTGCGCATCTCTTCTTGTATCCGCAAATATGTGATTAAATTTAACTGGGTCAATATACGTCGTTAAGTCTTTTATTTTCACTCCGCTATCAGGGTCAAATGTTGGTACATATCTTCGATTTAATGTCATAAACATTTGCTGATTTTGGTCTGCAAAATTACCTCTTACTACATTAACATTAGTCATATAGTTAATCCATGCTGGCTGTTTTCCTGCACTTTTATATTGCGGAAATCCTGCTGCACTACCTGTATCCCACCACGCCATTTGGTCTGTTATTAAGTCTTGGAATCCTATTTCGTCTAATGCAGGTTTATGCAAATCATCCATAGTTATCAAATTATTATCCCATTGATTTCCTTGACTGTAGTCAATGTTTGGAGTTAAACTAATTATTCCGATTAAGTAGCTTGGTTCATCTATTTTTGCGATAATTTTACCACCTTTACTTTTGTTAGATAATTTTCCCCTACCTGCTAATGTTCCTAAAGGTTGATCCTTTGTTCCGCTACTGTTTACTACTTCTTGAAAACTTAATGTTTTCATTAATCCTCCCACATACAT